GTACCCAGTACACAATCGGGACGAAAATGCTCCCACCATACACAACACAGCCGACACGGTACACAATACTACATACAACGTACACAATACTATATACAATATACACTATACACTTTAACACAGTAAAGCGTTAAAGGAATAAAGTGGCATAGTGATAATGCATTAAATACTTAACACTTTAAATTGATAAAGTAATAAATTGTTAAATAAGTACAAACTTTCTAAAGGAAAAATAAATTGCTAACAATGGTAATATTTAGTTGACAGTATAAAACATATGTAATATAATGTATATAGAAAGTAAATAAAATAAAAGAAAGAAGGCACAACAAAATGAATTTATATGATATTAGAAAAAACTTAATTAATTCACTTATGGAATACGAAAAGGAAATGGAATATTGTAATTCTTATAGAAGAAGTGTGGAAGTAAGAGAAAATATATTATATTTACAAAAAGAATTAAGAAGAATAGAGGATGACATTTGGAATTTAGAAAATAGAGAAGTTTAACTTCTCTTATATAAAGGGGATGGGTAGTATGAAAGAATCTTTTAAAAAGGTTAGAAAGACTATCCCACTAAATGAGTATATCTACATCTCATTTAGACATAATATAGAATTTACGACAGTTAAGAAAGTGGGTACAAAATACGATTTATTATTTGTAGATAGTGAATGTATACTAGGTAATAAAAGAATGTTCATTTTAAGCTGGTGTTAACTATGAAGATGGATGGTGTGAAGGGTATTAATTGGCTACTTTATTATCACTATTGTACTAGAAATGGGTTATCTGGTGGACAGTACAAAGTATTTAAACAATATATAGAAGAGAGGTTTAAAAATGAATTTAAGAAAACTAATCAAACGTAACATAACATATAGTATTGTTACAGTTAAGTACAAGGATGAATTTTGGAATAGCACATATTATGTATATGGAAATACAAGTGTTAAAACAGAGATGAAAAAGCTTTTAAGAAGTGAAACACATCCAACAGATGAAATACCAGTAATACACATTGAAACGATAACTGAAAAACGAGCAATATCAATTGACAATTTTATAAATTATAGTATAAAAATAAATGAATAAAATGGAGGAATGAAAAATGTTTAATATTAATGATCTAATTAAGAAGGTTTCTGAAATAACTGAAAGTGGCTTACCATTTATGGAAGGTAAGGAAAAGTTAAGTGTAGAAGGTGACATATTAGGAAAAGTGTTAACTGTAGACGATTATGGATACTTAAATGGAGAAGAGGGTGAATATGTAGTAATTAGCTTAAGAGAATATCCTCATAATTTCATCTATGGAAGTTCAGTTGTAACACAAGCGTTTAAAAAGTTAGATAGCCAATTAAATGAAGATGAAAAGGTAATGTTATTAGAGCGAGGATTAACATTTAAATTAACTAAGTTAATATCTGCAAATAAAAGAAAGTACACAAAGATTACTTTCTTTCCACAAAATTAATGTTTCACGTGAAACAATGGGAAGTGTAAAAACTTCCCTTTTTTGATAAAAGGGGGAATATAAATGGGTAAAAATGTCTACAAAGAGTTTAGATGGGAAGAATTACAAAAAATGTTAAAGAAAGAAAGTGATAAGTTAGCGAGAAGACAAAGAGCCTTTAGAAAGAAAGATAATAATGCTATTGATAGATATTTAGAAAATAATTTCAATGAAGATTTATTCCAACTTACAGATAAAGGATATATAAGTAAGGGGATAGAATTTTATAAAAATAAAAATATAAATTACTTACAAAAAGCAATTAGAACATTAGAAGTTTTGAATAATACAAAAACTTATAAATCTGTAAGAGATTATGAAAAAGTGCAAACTAAGAAAATGGATGGGATTAAGCAATATATAAAAGATAGATTAAGAGCAATGGGAATGAGCGAGGAAAGAATACAACAAATACTTTCTGATAAAAATTTTATAGATAATTTTATACAAATACTAAACGATAATACTAATTCTAAATTGTCATCAGATGAACAACTTAATCCACTTTTTGACAGTCTTATGATAGAAGAAAAAGCAATGGAAGAAAGTTTAAATCAAGTGAATGTTCAAGGGGATATAACACAAAGATTATTCAATAGATAAGGAAGTGTTAATATGAAATCTTACTTTTGGGATATAGAAACTAGTACTATTACAACAGATGAAGGAGTTAAAATGCAAATAACATATTTATCCAATGTTGTAGACTTTAATTTAATAAATGGACAGTATACCAGTAAATTCTTTAGAACAATAGAAGAAACAAGGGAATATTTCAAAACATTGGAAGAAGGTATTGTATTTGTTCATAATCTAAATTATGAATTAACTTTTTTACTCAGAGATATGGAAGATATTTCTTTTGTTAAAAGAAGGAATAAATTTGGAGAAGTATACAAAGGGGTATACAATAAAGAAGTTGACGATGTAATATTTAGAGATAAAAACGCTCCATTATCAATAAAATTATCTGAATTTTCACAATTAACTTTTAGAGATAGTTTAGCTATATTTAATAAATCAGTAGCACAACTTGGAAAAGACTTAATAAAAAGAGGCTATAACCTTCCTAAGCTTGATTATGATTATAAGAAAGTAAGATTACCTTGGGATGAGTTACTGCCCTTAGATTACGAGTATAATGAGCGTGATAACCTAATAGTGGCAACCAGTCTATTTATCTATATGAGAGATAACAAAATATCTGAAATTGAAAATATTCCATTAACTTTTACAAGTGCAATTAAAAATCAAAGAAAAGAATTTATATTATCCAACTATGGTAAAAAGAATTTGTTATCATATCATTACGAGCAAGATAAACAAATAAAAGATTATAATTTTTTTAATCTTGCTACTAGGGTATATCAAGGAGGTCTTACAACTTCAGCAATAAATGAAACAAATAGATTTATAGAAAATGATATTTATTCTATTGATATTAAGTCTAGTTATCCTTATCAAATGTGTATAAAAAGATTCCCTTGCTTTTACGCTGACTCAACAGAACATTTAAAAGGTAAAGAAGCAATTGAATTTTTTAATAGTGGTCGTGCTAGATTCTATTTAGGAATTTTTAATTTTATAAATTTAAGAGTAAAAAACGAAAAGTATTTGTTACCAATTTCAACTTCTCAAATGCAAGTATATGCAAATAATGTAAGTGAGCAAAATATTAAATTATTTAATGGTAAAGTTATTTCAGCTGACAATATTATATTACCTTGCAATAATTTAGATATTCAAGCGTTAAAATTAATATATGACTTTGATATGATAATATGTGAGGAAATATATTACACAAGTAAGCAAAGATTATTAAAAGAAAGTGAAGTAAGTTTCCTATTACACTTATTTAACATTAAAGAAAATACACCAAAAGATGAAAAGGACAGTACAGATTATCTACAAGCTAAACAAGGTATTAATGGACAATATGGCATTAAGGTTACTAGTCCAATTAGGTCTACTTATTATGTAGATGATGAAGAAATAAAAGAAATAGATTATTATAAATTTTTAGATAGTGATGATTATAAAGAACAAATATATAATAATTACATTGAAAGTCAGAAACTATGGAATAACAAAATTGATATTTATACAGATGGAGTTTACATTACTAGCTATGCAAGATTACAATTAATTACACAAGTTAAAGAATTAGTAGATATGGGATGTACTGTAGTATATTCAGACACTGATTCTATAAAATTCTATTGTGATAATATAGAGGATATAATTGGAGTAATAGAAAATGAGAATAATTGGACAATAAAGCAAAATAAAGAACATTATAGGTTTACAAGATATAAAGAAAAATTTGAGGTAAATGAAAAAGAGTATGATAAAATATGTAAACTAGGAATATGGGAAATTGAAAATTTAGATAACCCATATCAATTATTCGTAACGTATGGTGCTAAAAAGTATGCATATTTAGACAATGAAGGTGTTCATATAACAATTGCAGGATGTAATAAATTTGCTCCAGTTAAAGCAATGAATTATTTTGCATTTAAAAATAATATATCTTTACGTGATACAATGAAGTTAATAATTGCTCCAGGGACAAAATTTGATGTTGGTGTTAGTGGTAGAACAACGGCTAAAAGAGAGGATAGACCTAAAGAGTTATTTCATAATTTAAAATACAAAGGGAAATACATTAGACAATATGGGGGGATAATTATTGAAGACACAACTTATACATTGAATTTGACATATAACGATAGCTTAATTTTAGGTAATGAATATAATGATGAAGTGGTTTTAACATTAAAGGAGGATGGTACAATTGAGTAATATAAAATGGTACTCACTAGATAGAATATTAAAAAATGATGTTCAATATTATATAATTTTTGGAGAACGTTCAAACGGTAAGAGCTATGCTGTTGATAAGTACATTATAGATAATTTCTTTTTAAAAGGTGAGCAATTTGGTTTTGTAAAAAGATTCGAAGAAGATATAAAATCTAAATATATGAATGAAGTTTTTAACCATTTAGAAGATTATATTCTGGAAGAATATAACCACAGAATTAAATTCTATAGGGGACAATGGTTAGTTTATGAAGATGGATTAGAGGGTAGAATATCCGAATGTAAAGTATTCGGGTATGCTTTTTCACTTGCAAATGTTAATAGAACAAAAGCAACCTCATACCCTTTCATTAATACTCTTTTATTTGAAGAATTTATGTCTATAGATTGTAGGTATTTAGATGATGAAGTAAATCTGTTATTAAATCTTGTAAGTACGATAGGAAGGCAAAGAACGAATTTAAAAATATTTATGTTAGCAAATGCTATTAGCAAATATTCCCCTTATTCTGCAGCACTTAATATAAAACTCCATAGACTTAAAAAAGGTGAGATTATACTAAAAGAATTTAAAGATAAAAAAGGGTATAAAACTAGATTTGCTATTGAAAGAAGTGAGAATGTAAATGTATTTGATAATGCAGATAATGCAGATAAAATAGTTTACAACATATTCGGTAATAGTGGAGTAGGGCAAATGATTACCAGTGGAGACTTTGAAGTTCATAAATACAAGGAAAGAATTGATAATATTACCTTTAGTGAATACAAATTACCTGGTGACATATTAATTAATAAGAAGGATAAAATGCCTTTTTATATTAGATTCGAGGATTACTATTATCAAATTTACATTAAATACAATAATAAATATATATTAGGTTTTAGGGAAATTGATAAAAATAGGATAAAAGAAGGATTTCTTATAAATGGTGGAATTGTTAGTAATAACATTGTTAATATTAACAACGTTGTTATATTTAATACCTTCAATGATACATCAAATAAAATTCTTAATATAATAGTCAATTGTATGAGATTAAAAGATTTTATTGTACTATCTGACGATGACGGAGAAAATGTAGTAAATGGTTTTAGGTTAGGGGGGTTACAATTAGTAAATTAAAGAAGTGGAGCAAATATGCTCCACTTCATTTTTCTCCTAGTCATAGCTCTATGACTATTCACATTTTAAATATATTTCTCTATTGTCTATAGTCCTACTTGCAACATATCTCCTAACTCCACTATAACTAACATAACTCACCCACACATAACCATCATTCAGATAAACTGTATCATAATAAAAAGATTCATTTGTATTATATGATGACATTACTTTACCATTTAAAGAAGGTTTATCTCTTACTCTTAACCCATTTACTAATACTTTAGCTAGTCCACTTTCTTTATAAGATTTTAAATTAACTTCTTGTTTATCATATTTATACAATTCATTTTCTTCTATTATTTGAATAAGTAAATTAGCATAGTTAGGGTCAGTTGCATAACCACAATTTTGGAGTTGTCTTGCTTGTTCTTTATAGTCTTTGGCTTGTATTACTTTTGAATACCACAATTGATTTAAAAGGATACTATGGTCTTTTATACTTTCACCATAATTATTATACTTTCTAAATTCTGAATTAACTGTTATCCATTGCCCTTTTATATATTCTTTTGTTGGAAGGGTTATAGTTTCCCCTTTCCAGTCACCAATTTTAATCCCAAAAAGATTTTTTGCTTTAGTTGTTAGGTAAGATTTTCCCCATCCACTCTCTAGGATAGCTTGTGCAATTGTTATGGAAGGTAACACATTATAAGTTTTGTAATCTTTAATAGCATAGTCTTTAATATCTTCTATAAAACCCATATTTTACACTTCCTTTTCATTCATTTTTGCAACGAGTTCTTGCAATACTTTTGTGTTTTCTTGTAAAGTCTTATTTAGTATAATTATGACATAACTTGATATTGCTATAGGAAATCCTACATTGCTTATTAACGTTGTTAATTCTTCCATAACTTTCACCTCCTTATTTATGATTCAATAACACCGAAACCTTTCCAAGTCCCTAGTGTAGTTCCATCACCTTCTACGCATACCCAGCCAACATAACCCCCACTAGTAGGTGCTGTATTATAAACTATATCACCAGTCTTACATTTCATAGGTGTTGTTGGTGCTGATGCTCCATAATATATACTTGTTTCACTTTGATTAATTAAATATATAGTTGAGCCTGTATTTTGAAATCTCATATTTTTTATAGATGCGTTTACTGGAGTTCCTATTCTTCCATTAACTATTTTACAATTGTCAAACACATAATCTTTGTTAGATATAGCTACGGGATAATCTAATAACGTTGTATAAGTTCCATCAGTATTATCTATTGTATTATTTCTAAAAGTCCACTTTAACCAATCAACCCCTCTAAATGCAAATATTTTATTTGTAGCAATTACAGTTATAAAGTTATTTTCAAATATTCCCCCTCTAATATTTCCAAAGCTGAATAATTCATTTCCAGTACTTAATGGTAACGATACAACATTATTTGTTACAACGAAATTATCAACTATTACATTATATTTATCACTTCTCCAAGCAATTACATTTGCGGGGATAACAGTTGTACATCTAAAATTGTTACCTATTATTGAAACATTTTTTAAGGTACTATTTATCGCAATACATTTATTACGTACTTCATCAAAATTATTATTACTTACAGTAAATTGCCCTACTCCACTTAATACAATGCATTCGTCTAATGCATTAAAGAAAGTATTACTATCTATTATTACATTTTCACTTCCACCAACACAATATACTGAGTTATCCTCTATATCTTCAAAGTGATTATTAACAATTCTTATGTTTGGACTATCTGTTACAATAGCCTGTGACACTCTAGTAAAAGAGTTACCTTCAACAAGGGTATTATTACAGCCACTTCCAAGACCTATACATCTATTAAGAGTTTCTGTTGTGGTACCATAGCCTGTGCCATGGTCATAAAAGAAGTTATTTTTAATTATACCATCTTTTGATTTATCAACTCTTATCCCCCCGTCAGTAGCATACCATCCAAATTCTGCTGTATAGCCTGTAAATTTACAGTTTTCAATTGTATATCTATTAGTATTGGCTATATCTATGCTAGTTCTACCTTTTAAATTCATATCAAAGGTAATTCCCTTAATTAAAATATCTTCCCCTTGGTTTACTTGTAAAGTTGAATATAATCCATCAGTTAAACACAAGATTTTACCTCCATCGGATATTATTTGTTTATTACCTTGTACTGTCAACATTGAGGATATACCAATTGTATAATCATTAGGAATATATACAACACTATTTTCATTAAGAGCAGTCTGTAGTTTTTCTGTTTCATCAGTACCATTTCCTAAAATTCCATACTTAGACATTAAAAAATATGGTGTAATGTCTACTTGCTCTTGTAATAATTCAATATCAAACATATTCTTTTCTACCTGAGCAAATGCTCCTTCTTCAGATAAAGTTGGTTTATTAAGTCCTTGCCAACTTCCTTTATGGTCTCCGTATAAATCTGTTTTATTATCTAAATTTATTATTATATTTGATATGAATTCATATATATTTTTAATTATACCTAGAACGCTTTTTTCTTCACTATCATATATTGAAAACCTTCCTTTTTTCCATTTATCTAGTAAATTATTCATTAATACACCCCCATAAATAAATCATCACATTCTTTAAATATTTCTTCTTCTATTTTTCTAAGACTTTGCCAATATTTTAGTATAGCATCTGCATCAGTTTGTACCCCTATATTCCCAGTCATTTTTCTTGTCCAATTTTCAGTGTTATCGTTGTTACTTTCTCCTATGTCTTTTGATAGTGTACTTGCATAATCGACCTTATCAAAATCAACTTTTTCTATGCCACTATCTGTATATATATTTTTACTAGTTGAATTAATTTTGTTTTTAACTTCTCTTTCATAAGTTTCGGTAACGTCATAGTTATCTAATATTCGTTGTTCTAGGTTGTCAGCTAAGAATATTTTATTCCAATATGGCATTATTAAGTTGAATTTAATTTTTAATCTTTGTCTAAATCTTGAAGGTGTTTCCAGCCCTATTTCATCATAATAAAAGTGTTCAATGAAATGTTGCTCAAATGTTTTTCTATAATCTTCAGAATAGAAAGGGTAATCAAAATTGAATAATTCAAAGTTATTCTCTATTAACTCCCCTAGTTGGTAAGTCATTTTCTCCAATTTCTTCAACCTCCCTTTTCCTCACTTTTATATCTAGTGAAAACTTTTCTTTTACTTCCTCACAAAACTTTTCTCTTATGTCAAACATTAAATCAAGCATTATAGAAATTAGTTCATTATTTGCATTTACTTCATCTGTAATTAATCTTTCTTTCTTATCAACATTATTATTATTTATACCTAAAAAGGTTAACAATTCGTTTCTTAAGTCACCCTTATAATCTTGTAGTTTATCTAAAAGGTATGGGGATGAAGTGTCCAGAACATCTGATTTTTCAATATTACTAGCTAGTGATTTTTTACCGAATATAACAAATTTATATTCTTTTAACTTTTGTATTAAATTCTTAGCCGTTAATTTTCCATTTTCATCAGAAAGTATTATTTTAGGCATATTTTGTTGGAATAGATTAACATCTTGAGTTTGTTCTATATCGTCAATTCTTTTAGCAAAGATTTCTAAGGTTTCAATATCGCCAGTTCCAGTTGGATTATTTTTAAGAAGTGCTATATTATCAATATCAATACTATCTGTATATTGTCCGTTTAAACTTTCAACTCTGTATTTAGTTGGTAGTCCATAAACATTTACTTTACTTTCACCAAAACAAGGTAGAATTAAAACACCTTGATTTTTAGATTTAAAACATGCAAGTGTACCAAATCTTATTAACATCCATTCAAGTTGTTCTGAAGTTAATCCATAGGGTAGATCTTCCCACGTGAATCTATTTATTGCTAAGTTAACGAATTCATCTAGTAATAATTCTTGTCTAGATGTTGCTTTCGTTTCAAATATTCCTCTACTCAATATATACCCCCCTTTCTAAAATATTTCTAATTTTATTTATATAAATATTGTCAATGCTACTATCTATATTAGGCGATATGAATTTAATATATCCTTTATATATTTTAAGATTTATGGTAGCATAGTTATTATATTTATTGCCATATCTACTACAAAAAGCTTTTACTTTATTTTTTACTGTATCATTTACAGTATATTTTATAAATCTTACAGTGTCAGTTTCAAACGCTTGTCTAGTGGAAGGTGTACCAAAACTTGATATAGTTGTAGGAGTCAAAGCAATATCTTTATTTCTTGCATTAGTGTTTTGTATTTCCATAAGTCCATTTACTACACTACTTACACCTCCACCGATTAATGACATCCCTCCAGTTGCAATTGCACTCGCCCCAACATTTACAGCATTTAGTATATTTCCAGTGATTTGAGTCTTTCTACCTTGAGCCATTGTATTAGAATTTGCGTTCATATAAGCAATACCTTCATTAGTTGCTGTCGGTAACATCATTTGATTAGTATTAGTTATATTGTATATGTTTCCAGTTGTATCACCTTTATATGATGAAGGATAATATCTTTCTACTGGTTGATTCGATAGTGCAAACTTACCCTTTATTGTTACGGTAGAGGGTAAATATTGAGGGTACATAATAAGAGGTTCGCTTTCTCCATCTGAAAGTACATAGTAAGTATACGGATAAAAGTCTGTTATTTCTGCTTTAGGTATAGTATAACTTACACTTTCTTTACTTCCTCTTACAATTGAAGTTGCCATAAGTACAGTTTGTGTTACACTTTCCCACTTATTCTCTATAGTTTTACTTATCATAGGAATAGTTACTTGCGTATAAGTATATGTGCAAGTTGGAAATCTTATAATTCCAACTAAACTAGGATGGTCAGATAAACTAGGAGGTAAATTAAGTGCCATATTACAACATCCTCCTTATATCATAATTTGTACTATCATACATAATTTGTACTTCTCTTACTGGTATTCCTTCAGTAGGTGCTTCTATTATTTGAAGTTTGCCAGTGTCTGTTAGTATATCACTAATTATTGCCACGTGTTCAGGTACTCCAGGTTCTGAGAAGTTAGAGAATACTACATCGCCAGGCATTGCTTCACTGTATGTTATAGCTGTTCCATGTGCTATCATTGTGTAAGTTGTCCATCTACCAGATAGACCTACATTTTCAAGTAGTCCACAATCATTATAAGCCCATTGACATAGACCCGAACAATCTGTACCTCTATCAGTTCCAAGTGGTGGATAATTTCCACCCCATACATAAGGTAATCCTAATAGTTTCCTTGCACTTTCCACAACACTACTGGATGTGGTGTTAATTGCTGTTCTCACTGCATTAGCGTAACTTTCTTGCAGTGGCATAAAGTATAAAGGGTATTGTATATCATCTATTAGAGTCAGTGGCTTTGAAGTGTAAAAAGGTAAATTTACAACGTCTATCACATTACCACTATTATTAAATACTAATTCTTGCTCTTTAATACCATTAAACATAGCAAACCATTTACTATCTTTTTGTATTGCTATTTGATTAGATGTTACTATATGTTCGCCTATTTCTATACCCTCATCGAAATCTGTTATTTCTGATATTGAGCAAACTTTACGTTCTACAAATGAATTTGCTAATGTGAAATTAAACATATATGTCTGTATTACATCTATTTCATAATTTATTCTAGTCACTTCTTTATTTAAATATTCCTTGGTAGTTATAAAAGCGAAAACATCTCGATACCCATTATCGAATATTATATAATTTATCCCTTCCTCAATTAATTCATCATAAGGGATCTTAACTCTAAAAGAATTATGTTCTTTTATATAGTTATGTTCATCTATTTCAATTTTAGGAAGTGAGTTGAAATAGTTTTTCTGTTCTTGTTTGGTAGAAAACATTTTTATATAGTCATAGGAATTATCATATTTAAAAGATTTAATTAATTCTATCAAGTTATCACCCCTTATAATGAATAGTTATTTATTAAGATGCTTTTTCTGTAAATACTACAAATTGAAACCAATCAGTATAAGAAAGTAAAGTTCCAGTTACTAAGTCATAGTTAGTGAACTTTCCTCTTGTATTTCTGATACTTTCAACGTTGTAATAAGTTGGATGTACTTTTATGCATCTTTCATCACATAATAGAGCGAATTGATTATCGCCTAGTTTTGTCTTTAAGTTAGGTACTGTTATTTTCGTTGTATCATTTAATTGTGATACTGTCATATTAAATAAACTAGCTAAATATTCGGTTTGTATTTCTACATCTACATCGCTATCTATAAATAAAACTAGCCTATTTTTAGGTGCAAAGTTTGGTTTAGCTGAATAAACCTCGTTCCATTCCCCCATTTTTGGTATAACTTTTTTCACTTCTTTTACAAACGCTTTTGCTGTAGTTTCGTCTTTTACTGGTGAAACTGAAATTGTATTATTTGTAGTTTTTGCTGTTGCTAGTGCTTTAAGAGTGTTTAATATATCTTGATATTCGTCAAGTTCTGCACCAGTATGCATTGATTGAATAATATGATTTGCTAGTGTAGAAATGCCACCTTTTGACGTAAACCCTTTTCTTACTTGTTTATCGTGTACTGTTACTTTATATCCATGTTCTAATTCGTTAGTATGATATTGAACATTTACAGTTGGTTTTGCCCTATCAAGTACTCCTGTTCCTTCTTTATCATAACCAGTGTCGGTTGCTCTGCCTACATAAATTTCCTCTATGTCGGATGCATTTTCAATAAAACCACCTTTAAATCTTTTAAGTGGATTAACAAACGCTTGGTCAGCGAATTCTTCTTTCCCTATTTTGTTAATTACTGAATTCAAAAATTCTTGTTTTGTAAGCGTATACTCTGCACTTGGTGTAATTGCCATTATTCATCGTCCCCTTTCACAATTTCATTTAATAAAGATAAATCTTTTTTATTTAAAGATTTATAAAGGTTTTCCCCTATAAATTCTTTAATTTCTTCTTCTTCTTCATCTACTTCTTTTTTATTATCTATTTTGCTAGTTACCTTTAAAAATAACTTTTGGTTATGCTCTTCTAATTCTCTTTGTCTTTTTTCTGCGTTTTCTTTTTCTGTTTTTAATGTATCATTTAATTTTTTATAATTTTCTAAATCTTCTGACAATTTTAAATAGTTTGCTTGTAATTCTTCTAGTGTCATTTCTTTACCCATAATGTACCCCTTACTTGTGCATATATTTTTAATGGACAAGTTCGGCACAACTCGAAAATTATTTACATCCTATCCCTAGGTTGTGATATGTAAATAATACTTGTCCATATATTAATTGTATAACATAATTTTCCTTATGTCAACGCGTTAATGCGTTAATGTGTTAATGCTTTAATGTAATAAAGTGTATCATCTATGTAACACATTGCAACTTTATCGCTTTACTGTGCTAAAGTGTATAGTGTATATTGTATGTAGTATTGTGTACGTTGTATGTAGTATTGTGTACCGTGTCGGCTGTGTTGTGTATGGTGGGAGCATTTTCGTCCCGATTGTGTACTGGGTACCCT